GGTCACCAAAGTCCGCCAGTGCGGCCCGACCGACCAGCCCGTAGCCATTCGTGGCCTGCCTGAATGCGAATACCAGCGGGTCCCCGATGAACTGGGTCATGGTCACGGTCTTCTCGGAATAGATCGCCAAGTTGTCCGCGAGGGGCAACATCTGGACGATTTTGTCCGATCTGTCATGCGTGATAAACTGCTCCGACAGGCCGGTGCCCGTGGCGCCAGCGTGCAGCGGAAGCCCGATGTCGGAATTGATGATGCTGGTCGGGAAGCTATCACCGCTCGTGGTGACGTTCCCATAGATCATCATGTTGGAAAAGGCGGTCAGCGTGGAGCAGATGATGTCCAATTCGGGGTGAAGGGTCACTTCCGTATCGGTCCCATTCCACGTAATCGGCGGGTCCACGTTGTTCGTGAAGAACGCCAGATCGTCGCCACTGTCGCCATCTTGGGTGAAGATGTCCCAATCCCACTGGTCGCGCTTGTCGCCTTGGAAGGTGATGCTGACTGTATAGGGCTCGCCAGCCGCGATGGTCCCGCCCGAAGCCGTCAAGACCAAATGAGTGTCGTCCGTCACACTAGCCACCTCAAACCAAGTCAGCTTCGCACTGCGGCCTACTGCCGTGCCGAAGGTCACCAGATCCCCGGCCTTGACGTTTGCCAGCCAAAGCGTGCCAGTGCCCGTGACATCGACGCCGTTCACCTCCACGGTGCCGGTGGCGTAGATGTTGTTTAGCTTAATGGCGTCGTCCGTGCTCTCATCGTACTCATAGATGCTGTCCGGGGTCACGAAGATCAAATGCTCGACATCGTTGCGCGGGATGAAGCTGATAATCAGCATCACCGGGCCGTCAAGTTGCCACTCCGTCGAGAACAGCGCCCAGCCTACATTGAGGGCACTGATCACCCCGTTCTTGATCCTGAAGTTCTTCCCGTCCGCAAGCATCTTTGGATGCATGTTGACTTCCGGTCGGTCGAAGTATAGGCCGTAGTTAGGCTGCACTACAGCGGAGGATTTGGCCATTAATTTTTTCCCTAGAGGGTTGGCAAACAGCGCGGGGAACTTATATTATGTGAATGCGCACCGTCATTTTTTTGCTTTTCGTGATTTTGGCTTGGCCTGCATGGGCTGGGAAGTCCTGCGTCATCATTTATGCCAATGACGTACCATGGTCCAAGGAAGTCTATTGGCATGAAATGGCCCACGCTAATGGTTGGAAGCACCCCAAAAGGCCGGCGGGTGCTGCCTTCAAAAAAGGCTACAAAGCCTACCAGCCGCCAAGGCAATTCTTGTACAAAAATAAATCTTGCATTGTCCGGGCCGTCTCGACGACCAAGGCCAAACACATTTGCGGTAGTTACGGGTGCCAGTGGTTCGAGTGACATCGTATTAGCCACAATGCAAGGTACAGGGATACACCGAAGACCCGTCCGGATAAGTGTCAATCGGGATCGCCACTGTGATCTTGGCGACCGTGCTTGAGCGCATCAGGTCATCCGCCTGCACCCTGCCGCAGCCATCGCCATTGCTTTCGATCAGGTCGCCATTGTGGACCTGCTCGCCCGGAGCTATCCGGATGCAAAAAGCCCCGAGGGAAGCGACGTTGAGCGTATCGTCTTCCGCGTCACCGTCATACCAGTCGAAGAACACGCCATAGACGCTGCGACTTCCGGCCATATCCGAGACCTTGACTTTAGCAAGAAGCTCACCCCGGTCGTACCAGTTACAGAGCGCATCAACACTCTCTAATATAGTCCCGCGAAGCATTTGCCCCCGCTGCGCGGGATAGGCAAGCTGACTTTCATGGCTTCCACTGAATGAACCATAAGTAACTGTCGTTCCAGAGACCGAAATGCTGCCTTCCGCAACGTTAGCTTGCAAGAAGCTGACAAGCGCCCCGTCATCATCCTGCCGATTAATCTGAAGAACATTGCTACTAGACGCAGTGGTGAGGGCTAAAAAGCCTGATGGAAACGCCTCAAAACCCGCTATTGTGTAATCTGACGTGGTTTTACCTATCTTCCAGCCAAAAGTGGATAGTCTGGACATTTCAGTGCCAGCCGCAGACCACGCGATTATGTTGGCTGCTGGAGACCACATGCCTGTATTCAAATCGCCGGTGAAGGTATAGCTCGGAGCTCCAACGGTGCCAAGCGAAGAGGCAAAACTATCGCCGGAAACAGCCCCGCTGAAAGTCCCCGTGACCCCACTGATAGCACCCGAGAACGTGCCCGTGGTTCCGCTGACTGCACCAGAGAAAGCTCCCGAAGTAGCACTTAATGCCCCACTAAACGTACCCGTAGTGCCCGAGATAGCGCCAGCTGTTAGCGCATCGGCCCCGATGTTGATGGAGCCGAAGCCAGACGTAATGGAGCCCGCGTCGAGCGCACCTGTACCAACGAGGCCCGTGATCGAACCCGCGTAGGTTAGCGTCCCACCAACGGTCACGCCAGCCGCGTTGAGGGTCAACCGATCGGCCGAGGACCCAGCCACCATAGCGGAAAAGGTCAGCGTCCCGTCTTCAGAGGTGCTGGTCGTATCCGCAATTGAGGCCGCAATCCGACCGTATTCCTGCTTGTTCCCCGCGCTATCCTCCCCATAGAAGATCACCGTGCCGAGCACGTCAGCCGCAGCCGGGCTAGCGCTGTTCCGGTAAAGCTCCATAATTGGGGATGCAGCCGCACCCCCTTCGGTGCTTTCGAGCAGGATAAACGTACCAGCCGCCGAGTTCGTGATTTCGAGCGGGAAGGCAAAGGCCGTGCTCTTTAGGAGCCCAGTCGCGGGGTCCGACAGGAACGTCAGCCAACTCTCCACCGTGTCGCGGAACGGCTGCGACTGCCCGGGATAGATGCTGATCAGATCAGTCGCAAGCGGAAGGGTCTCTGCGATCGAAAAGGGAGGGGAAACGGCCATTGGATTACCTCATAGCGGGGCTTTCGAGAGCCCCTAAGTGTGGAACAAGCGTGTCGTTTTGGGATAGGTATTCTTTCTTGCCCGTCAGGATCACGCGAAGCGCTTCCTTGTCCGCGCGGTCTCGCCAGTAGTCCGAACGCTTTTCGTCCCAGTCGAGCGCGAACCCTTCGGCCACAGCCCAGTTGATGATGTACTGCGTGGTGTTGAGGGTGAACCAATTGGTGTCAGCGTCCGCTGCTAGATCGGGCAGGTACTTCCAGTATGGCATGGTTATGCGGTACTGCCCGTCCGAGTAGTCCGACACATTATCGGGCAGCGGCCAGACCTCTAGCACACCAGCATCGAGCAATAGCTGATGAGGGTCACCGATGTCGTCTGTGTTCCAGCGCCGCAGTATCGAACCCCTATCCGACAGCACATCCACCTCCCGGGTGCCGCCAAGAAACTCCGTGTAAAAGGCCCGCTTACGGAACTCCTTGAAGTCGTCGGGCATGGTGGAGGGGCTGAGGGTCCGCGAGCTAGTCACCGTCAGGTACTCTTGGTTGGCCTGCATGATCCGGAAGTTGAAGCGCTGTTGAAGCTCTCGGATGGCTTGGTTCACCAGACGCGGAACCGCATCCTGCACCATCGTGGGGGTGTCGATCAGGGCGGTTAGAACAGCGGTCTGGAGTTCAAGGTAGGTCATAACAGGGCTCCGTGTTTAAACGCCATTGTAGCATATGAAAAGGGGCCCAGTCTAGCCGGACCCCTTTCCCTAAACGCTACCATCCCTGCATTAGGCTTTACTGGTAGCGACAGCTTTCACCGCAGCCTTCTTGGCTTTGATGTCTTCGGGTTCGGAGGGCACGAGCGCATCCAGCAAACCCATGGCCGCTTGCAGCGGGACCGGAACAGCCGTTAGACGATTGTCAGCGTCATCGACCACAATCGCCTGCCCGTAGGGCATAGCCAAAACTCGATAGTCCCCCTTTTCGGCGATCACTTCCTTGTGCGATGAAGCTTCAGCTTCAGCAAGACTGGCTTCAACCTGCAAACTAAACTCTGCCATCTTCTCGCGCTTGTAGCGATCCTTGGCGTGTTCGGTCACAGGGAAGCCGGCCGAGGCAGCGAAAGCTTCAGCCAGAGGATGTTCATGCGCGTCGTAGTAGTACCCGGGCTTGTCATAGTACATATAAACCCGGATGCTAGTTTCCCTGTGCACCCGGCTAACAACGCCACGATCTACGTCAATTGTCATCTGCTTTTCTCCTGTTTGTCGGAATTGATTGCCCCGTTTGTAGTCTGGAAACCGGGGCCACGCCAGATGGGTATTAGCTAGAGGCCGAGATATTCGCGGCTTCAAGGGCGTCGATGATCAGATTAATCTTGACGCCCAGCGCGTTCAGCGCTGCTTCAACTTCCGTGTCCGAAAACGTAGCGTTGAGTGCATGCGCAACACTAGCATCCGTGATCTTGGTCGCTTCAGCCGCAGCACCAGCTACGACCACGGGCAGACCAAGATTGGCCTTAGCCTCAGCCTGCCGGGTTGCGACAGACTGAAACGAAGGGAAGTCGCGGGGCTCAGCAAGCTCCGCGAGATTGAGGTGCCTAGAGAGGTTTCCGACTACTGACATAGCCCTATCCTCCCTTACGCAGCCGTGAAGGTCAGTTCAACCGCATGAGCGACACGTTCGCCCGAGAAGCCCTGATCTTTGTACTCGACGTACAGAGTGTAGATGCCCGAGGAACCACCTGCGTTAGAAACAAAGGCGATCTCCTGCCCCGGGTTAACCTGAACGAAACCACCCGGATCGTAGCCCGTAAAGACCAGCGAGCCGTCAGAGGCAGTCGTGCCAGTCGTAGCCGGATAGACCAGATTGACATACTGTACATTATCAAGTGCCGAGCCCGCGAGCGGGATCGTAAAGGTGCCGATTGTCGTGGAGTTGCCATCATCCACATCACGCACTGAAACCGTCACGATTGCATCCGCAGCCACCTGAGCTTCGGTCGTGACAAGAATAACGCGATGAACATCAACGGGACGCCCGGGAGCAAAGGCAACCGTGGAAGCCTCCGCAGCGTCGAACGCACCAAGATTGATGATATCGTCTTGTGTCATATAGCTAGACATATTCGTATCTCCTTGTGCTAGCCGTTATTCGCTCGTAACGTGAACAACACGAGCCAGCGATGCAGTTTCCCAGACAAGGAACGCGTCCAGAACACCGACCCAGCCAACATCGTTGAAGCGGCCAAGGTCTTCCGGCATACCCATGCGGATTTCCGGGGCCTGTACTTCGAGGATGCCCGCAGCGTCAGCCGCGAAGAAGACAGCCTCACCAGTCGTGGTGGAAGCGCCAGCCAAGCGGGCCAGAGCGTCCGTGTTGTTGGTCTCGATGAGCGTAAAGCCTTCGATATCCTTCAGCATACCGCTCATAAGCGGTTCCGAGGAAGTCGGGGCGATCCAGTCCTTGTACTCCGGGTCGTTCTTGATGCCACGAGCCGCCTTGGTCGAGAGGATACCCACGTACTTCCCGTTCTTGTAGTACGGGGCCTTCAGATCGTCATGAAGGTAATCGTGGATATCGCGGAGGTCCGCGACGGAGAGGTTCTTGTCGGACGTGCCGGAAGGCGAACCGTTGGTCGAAATCGAAGCACCGGCCGCAAGCGGCACGTACTTGATCGGGGTCAGCTTCATGGCAGTCGCGGCCATAACGTCCATGGTCAGTTCGATCTGGTCACGCAGAGTGGCCTGAAACTGGTTCATAGGGTCATAGAACGTGAGGTTCTTCTCGAAGTCCGTGACAGGGATTTTGAAGCCCCACTCAGCCACCTTGACCTGCTTGGTCTCGATAGGCGGACGGCCGGAAGGCAGCCGATCGGTTTCACCAACCTTCGTGGCCAGCGGCAGCTTCAGGATACGAGTGATCGTAACGCTCTCGCCCTTCTTGCGGCCATAGCCCGGCTCGGGAGTAAGGAATTTCATGAACTGCGTGTCGGCAATCGCCTGACGGCGGATTTTGCTGGACAGCTGGAAGTTCTTGTACGTATTCGACGGTGCGTCGTAGGTCCAAGACATGGGTGTATTCTCCTGTGCCCCTCTGGGCGGTTAGTTGTTGGGGCCGAGGACCCTGACATGTTGTGAGTTTAAACGATGATAGGGGTGTTTGTCAACAGTATAACAAAAAGGGCCCCGTAGGGCCCTGTTCGTTAAGCATAGAAGCCAGTCTTTTCTTTCCAGCCCCGAAGCTCTTCCATAAGCGTCGGGATGCGCTGCTCATCGGGGTCTTTACCCTTGGTCATAGCCCCACCGCTCTCCAACCCACCAGCGATCCCAGCCGTGCGGGTCACAGGCTCATCGTCCTGTTCCTCACCCTCTTCCTCGATGCCCATGCTTTTGAGGTTCGCAATAACATCGTTGAAGAACGCCGGGGTGGCCGAGAACATGTATTTGTTCGGGTCTATACCAGCGGCCTTGGCCGCCGAGACCGCCTTGCCGGCCGCAAACTCGACTAATTCCTGCTTAGCCGCGTAGCCCTTGTGCTCCTTGGCGAACCGATCCCAGATACCATCGACGCGCTGTTGCAGGCTAGACTGCTGGTCTTGCTGATACTTGGCGATAGCCTGTCGGTTGTTCAGGGCCGCGTTAGCCCGGTTCATTAGCTCTCTCGCATAGCCCTCAGCGTCCGTAACAGGGTCCGGAAGGCCCTTGGTGTCCACCTCAGTCGGGCCGAACGTAGGCTGTTGCGGCACAGTCTGGCCCATAAGGGCCATATTGGTGCGTTCGAGCGTGCTGTTGCGCTCTTCCAAACGCTTCATATTGGCGCTCAATTCGGCCAGTTGGGCCGAGTAATCCGGGGCTTTTTCGGCCGGTTTGGCCCCAAAATCCCTAGTTTCAAGGGTATTGTCGTCAAAAGGCAGGTCTGGGCGCACGAGGCCCTGAAGCGCTGCCGGGATGTCCTGTTTCTTCGTCTTAGCCATTGTCTTCTCCTATTTGGGGTGACAGAGCTTCGCCCTGCGAGACCCCCATCTTGATGCGTTGGTTGAATTTTTGTATCAGCCGGTGGTACGAGTGCATTTCATACCACGCTTGCAGTGCCAGTTCCGGGGTTAGAGTGCCGGTGGAGATCAGTTTATACACTCGCTGCTCCACTTGAAGCTTTAGTTTGTTCATATCAGCGTTTAGAGGCTCTGCAAGGACTTGATATTTAGCCCCTGTGGAGAGGTCTAGAAGCTGTTCTGGGGTCGGTTCTACAGCAAATTTGGGCATTATGACTGGCTCCACGTCAAGAAAGACCATATAACGTACAGTATAATGACCAAAAGAGTGGTCAAAACACCCAAAAAGAAGCCTAAAAGCATCTTTTTATCCTCTTGCTACGCCCATCATCTGGGCTACGGGACCCATTGTACCTGCTCCAGCCGTTGGTGCGGCACCCGGAGCCTGTTCTTGGGCTTGTTGAAGGGGTGCAGCGGCCTGTGCGATAAGCTTTTCGCGCTCCGACAACTGCATCTTGGTTATATCGACATTCGAGAGCCGGAATAACAGGTTCAGGAGCTTTTTCACGTCGATTTCTTGCATAAACGCCATCGTTAGGTTTTCGTTTTGTGCAATCACGCCCAAAAGCTGCAGGACCGACTGCAACATCTGGCCTTTTTGGATGACCGCGCTAATGCCGTTGGCTTGGAACGTAATCGGAGCCTTGATTAGCTCTTTCCGGCGTCCCATGAGAGCGGCCCAGAGTTGTTCGCCAGCGGCCCTTGCAAACCGGGGGTCCTTTTTATCCACGTGCTGAAGGCCGGTTTTCCAGACGAGATCAAGTTGGGGGTTAACGACGCGGCTCTCTGCGGTCTGGGCAACGGAACGGACAAGGGCGCTGCTATTCGCCATCGTGCTGTTGACTTCCGTCGCGCTTGTGCGGCTGTTCGGCGCGAACTGTCCCATACCAATTTCATTGATACCACTCGCCTGCGAGAGTTCAGTTTTCATTGCCTGCCACATCTGGATACCACCAGTGTCCAGCGTGCCAAGGTCGAGGGCTTCGGCGAACTGCTTCGCGTCGTATCCATCGTCAAGGAAGAAGGTCTTCCCCGGGTGGATGCCATCATTAGCCTGCGCCGGGTTCATGAGCATGTTCGGGACCATGACGTAGGCTTTCATGCTCGTAGCATGAACCGCGTCGAGGATCAAGTTGGTGAGTTCCGTGAAGGTCTTAGCGACTGAGCCGAAGTCTTCCATGTAGGAGCGGCCATATGGCGAGAGGGGTGCCGTCACCAAGGGCGCGTAGGTCATCCAGTCGCGGCCGTGCCAGTAGGGGTTCTTCTCCGGACCCCTCACTATGAACTGATTATTCGCAACGACAATCAGGGCTTGGTCTGCTAGGACTTTCCCTTCACTGTTCACCACCGTGGCGATGTATTCGTCCAGCATGATCGGCTGGCGGGTGGAAGTGATCTGTTGGCCCGAGCCCGTCAGGGTCTCGCGCTTAGCTAGGTCCTCCATCAGGAGGCCCGTCATAAGTTCATTGATCTTCCCGATATCGAACAGGCTGTCGCCCTTGTTGTCCGTCATCCGGGCCATGTTCATAAGTTCGTGCTTGTCGATCTCGGTGCGACGGATGCGATACAGGTTCCGGTAAGTCGGGTCGAGCCAGACGAACCGAGGGTCCATGTTCTCGATCGCCACCCGGCCACCGTACACATCGTTCTTCCAGACCGTGACACTGGCGGTGGTCATAAGGGCCCCGAGCTTCATCTGCTCTTCGAAGACACTGGAGTAGTTAAGTGGCGTTCCTACTTGGTTCCGGCCGACCATCGTCAGCCAAACGTCCATGACCCGCTGTATCGCCTCACCTAGATCGTTCTCTTGATCAAAGGGGTCCACGACCGTGTAGAACTGCCCGGTGTCGAGCGCGTCCTTCATGGCCGCAGCGAAGCGGTCTACGTACATCGGGACCTCCGGCATGACCTCTTTCGCCTGCCAACTGGCCTTCTGCGAGAAGTCATACCTATTCCAGTACAGATCAATGTTCTGCTGCCACTTCTGATCGCGCGGGTTCATGCCCGACTTACGGGCATTGTCGGCTTCTTGGAAGTAACCCTGTAGGATGCGGAGTAGCTCCAGATCGTCCGTGGGGCCAATCTCGGGCTTTATGGGGGAACCATTGTAGTCCATTTTGTGCTCCTTTAGCCCAAGGTGATCGTCACGCCGTGATCGACGAAGATAGCATCCACTGCCCGCTGTTCAATGTCATCGACCAAAGTATCGTCCACCTGCGAGTAGAACGCCATGTAGTGGAATATGCCGTCCGTGCCCTCGACCGGGATACCGCCACTGCGGCGAGCGCCAATGGATAGGTGGTTGGTGCTGACCGTGGCCGGGACCACATTGGTCAGCGTACCGCTGGCCACTTGCACCCCATCCCTGCGGATCACAACATCCAGCCCGTCCACCTTAGCCACCCAGAGGTGCGAGGTGCCCGTGCCCTGCCCGAGACCGCTGGAGGCGATCGTGACCGGGGCAGCGCCGCGACCAAGGAACTGGACTTCGGTGCCGTTCAACCGGAAGGCCCATTTCGGGATCGGGGTAGTTCCAACGTTGTCCCAGTCCGTGGCGAACTGTTGAGCGCCAGTGACGCCATCGTTTCGAAGTGCCACGACTACGACAAAGCTGGACATGTCGTAGGAGGCGTGGTGCGGGACCAGCATGATGTCGGTGGTGCCGATTTGTTCGAGACCAGTAGCCACCCAGTCGGGGTCACCTGTGGTGCCAGCGTCACGGCCGAGGAAGCCGTCATTCAAGTTGGCCGAGCTATCGACCAGCGTGTCGCCCGAGCCGGTGTCCATACGGAACTCCGCGACCAAGAACCCTTCGACCCCAGCACCCACGTCGAGGATATCGACCGCTGGAGTGAGCGGTGCAAACCCGCCACTGCTGACAGAGGCGATTTCAAGCAAATAGCTCCGAGCGCCATCCAGCGTGTCGTCGGGGGTACGGTTAAACAGCACCGGGCTGGTGGCCGTGTTGTCAATGACCAGTGTGGAGCCGACCGCCGTAACGCCTGTCTGCGAGACCGCAGCGAGGTCCGTTGCCAGTGTCGTGGACATGTTTTCTTCGTCGGTTTCAGTGAAGCTAACCGTAACGGCCGAGCCAATAGTCGGACCTACCCACGATAGACTGAACTGTACGTTCGTGTCTTCGTTGACAGTAGTGTCCGTAGCAGTCAAGCCAAAGACAGTGCTGCGTCCGCCTTCCATGTAAAGGTTCGAAGTAGTTGTGGCCCCGGTAGCAGTATAGCGCTCCAGCGCCTCACCCGCGACTTCGTACCATTTGCTGATCGTGTTCAAGGACGCGACGGCTGCAGCCGTGTTGTCGTCCACCGTCAGTGGCGGGGCCCAAGCGTGCGGATTGTGCCAAGTGTGTGTGGGGTTGGGCGTGCCCGTGCCGATGCCCGACACCGCGCCGTACCCGAAGGTCTGCGCAGCCCAAAGCTCGTTGACGTAGGTCTGCGAGACCCCGACCCAGTTGTCTGTGTTCTCGGGGCTGAAGTCTTCAAGCAGCCGAGCCGACATTAAGAACACCCAAGCGCCAGCATCGCCAGCGCGGAAGTAGGTGTTTGGGAAGGCAGACCCAGCCCGTTCGGCGTCAAGGAAGTCACCCATAGCGCCAGCCGTGACCACCTTGTCGTTCCAGAAATCCGTGTCCGTAGTCCCGTTGTCGCGGTTGAAGCCGTGCCACTTGAAGTAGCCCGCGTTCAGCCACCAGTCCCCGAAGATATCGGGGGTAGCGTCCGCTGGCCAACTATTCGCGACCAGATAGTTCCACGCGTTCGGAGCCCACCAGCTGTTGTAGTTGGGCTGGCCCACTACGTGAATGCGGGCGAAGAAATCCGGCAACTGGCCAAGCTCGACCGCTTCGTAGGCCGCTTGGGCCAGCGTCGTGAAGCCACCCATGACGAACACCCAAAATTTTTGGTGGTCACCACCCGTAGGCGAACCGTAAGCTTGCGCCGCTGTGATGAGCGCCTGCGCGGCGTCGTGAGGCGCAGTGTAGCCAGCACCGTCACCCGAAATCCAATAGCCCCTAGAGGGGTTGTCGACCACCGAGCCCTGAATACCCAGCGCCTTCAAAGCGGCCGGGGTCTTGTAGCGGGAGGGGAAAGGGGAGTGCGTCAAAAGGGGCTGCATGTCGAGCCCGTAGGCGTCAACCATCGCGTCCCACTGGGCAATGTCGCTATCAGGCGCGTCTGCGACAAAGAGCCGGATGTTGAACCACTCCTGCGTGGCAAGAACCAGTGCAAGGGCGTCTTCGTCGTCCCGTTCGTCCGAAGCCGCGTCGTCAATGTCAGCCAAGATGCCAATGTTCAACTGCATCGTGGAGGTCAGCGGGATTTCCCCGCTTAACGGCTCCATGATCGCATTGATGGCCCAATATGCGTACTGAGTAGCTAAGGTACGGTTCATTTGCCTGTAATAACGACCACCGCAGCCGCAGCCGCGACATCGACTTTCAAATAGAGCGGGTTCTCGGGGATCGGAATTACATTGGAGGTGGCTATCGCGCTGATCGCGGTGTTGAGTGCGCCGTAGGTCACGCCGTCATTGGAGCCCGTGACCGTGTAGGTCCCGGTGCCCGAGGTTCGCTGGACCGACTTGATTGGTGTATTGCCCATGTAAATGCCAGTGCCAGTGCCGCCACCAGCGGTATCCGTCCACGTGGCGATGACTACACCTTCAGCATCGCGGACTACAGTTTTGCTCACAGCCATTTCGGAAACTCCTAGAGGCAGGCTCGTCAGCCAGCCGATTGTTTAAACAAGAACTGGAGTATAGACTTAGAAGGCAGACTTTGCAACAGGGAAGGTCGAGCCGTGAGCAGGCGGTGCGGTGCCGTTGCCCTCCGGCCCGATCCGCCACTGGGCGGGCTCATTGGGCGAGCCAAAGTAGCTGCCAGCTTGGCTAGGCGTGAGCTTGGCACCCTCGCGGGCTTTGCCCGTTGGGAACAGGATTGCTGCGCCGTAGCTGAATGCGTCCCCGGGGTGGGAGTGGATGTTTTTCTTGGGCTCACCACTCACGACGCCCGTACGGGCTTTGTGGTAGTGCCAGCCGCCACGCAGAGCAAACCAGAGCTCCTGTGCTCTGTCGCGGTCCACTTGGACCATGCCGCGACCACCGACTAGCTTCGATAGGACAGACTGCGCTGCGTCCCTTCTCGGAGGCCACTTCTGCGGACCAGCCCGCCATGTACCGCCGAGTTTTTGCTTGACCACGCGCACTGCGCTGTTTATCGAACTACTCTGCTCGCGCTGCACGCCCTGCGGGTCACCGATATGCGCGATCGGATTGCCTTTGTAACGGTCCATCAAGAGGGGCTTGACGACATCATCTATCAACTCCGTCACGCCGATCCCCTCACCCACGATGCTGTCGAGAATGTTCCAATGACCCATCGGGGTCTTTTGAGTGATGATGCAGGTCGGGTTTAGTCCCCAGTCCCACAGGAGGTGGATTTCACGTCGCGGGATCGCGACCAGCCCACTGGCGAGGTGAACTTTATCGCTCCACTGCGGCGTAACCGTTACACCTTCAGACTGGAACCCAAACTCGCCGTCCACAAACCTCCGGACCAGATCGGGCCTGTGGGCCAAGGTCCGCCTCATCTGCTCGTAATAGTTCTCGGGCAGGTTCTGTACGTTTTCGGGCTGCGGAGGCTGGTGAAGGCGGAAGCCTTCTATGCGTTCTCTGCCAACCCACTTGCGGAAAGTCCAGTGGCTCTCGTCGGGGTTATTTGTCGCGAGCTTGGCGATATAGTGCGACATCTTAGGTTGGCGCAGCCGGGTCATCGCTAGGTCGAAGACGCTTTCGTCAATGCCTGCGGAGCCGAAGGCTGGAGCCGGTTCATCCATGCCGAAACCGGCCAGTTCCCAGCTAAGCAGCTTACTGGCATCAGCCGGGTCTTCGATGCCGATGAAGCTAATAGTGCCCTTGGCGACCCCTTCATACCAAGTCCATTCCTTCTTACCTTGATGGTACTCGCCGTAGACGCCCGGGGGGAACCACTCGAAAAAGCTCTTCAGGGTGGTCTTTTCGATGTTCGCGTAGGTGTCGCGGATCATGACAAGGTTAGCGCCGGGATTGTGCATAGTGAAGTAGAAGAAGGACCACGCTAGGGCAGTAGATTTGCCCTCGCCTGCGCGCGAACTGAACAGATCAGCCAGCGCGGTCGAAGTTATGAATGCATTTTGAATTGGATTAGGATTAAAAAGCGTTTTGTGCGTCTGGATTGCAGGCATCTTTTATCTCCCACCGCCTTGGGTCCGAAGGCCCTTGCCGATGTTTGCGAGGGATTGAATAGTAGCCACGGGGCTCATGCCCCGCAGATGCCGGATGTTCTTCCGGGCTTGATAGCGTTTGTAGTCGGGGCTGACAGTGTTTTTGTGCGCTCCACCTCCCGAGGTCTCGGCCGACTTCCCACTGCCCGCACTGGCACTGCCCTTGAACTTCTTGCCCGCAGGCTGGGAGGCTAGCTTGGTGTTGAAGTCACCCTCAGACATCCGGAAGCCGCCAGCGCCGTCTGGCACCTGCGTCCCGGTAGTGCCCCCGATCGTCGGGATAGCCGAGCGCGAGCCGCTAGGGCGGGTCATTTCGTTGCTAGTGGGTCCGTAGGCGGGCAGACTAACTGGCACCTTGACGCTGTTTGGGTCCGCTGGACCCTTGTAGCCCTCCCACGCGCTGGTTCCTTGGGTCTTGTAAATATACTGCCCCATCTGCTCTTGAAGCTCCGGGGTCATCTTCTCGGAGCCCGTCAGGCCCATGCCTTGCTTGACTCCGCGCAGGGTAGTGCCGACAATCTGGTAAGTGCCCATAGGTGTGGCCACGCGACCGATTTTGGCCTTCACCCACTGGCCATAGGGGCCGCTAGGGCTGGAGAAATTAATCGCCTCGTCAACGGTCATGTCGGTGAGCTTGGTGTTGGCCCACTGCCCACCCGGGCGGTTCGAGAAGCCGAACAGCGCGTTAGGGTCCCCACCACTTTCGCCCTTGAAAATCCCGGCCCGGATAGCCGCCCAGTTCGCAGGGCCTTGGCTGGCGGTCTGGCGGGTGGGTGCCGAAGTAGCTGGCGCACTAGGCTGTTGGGGCTGCACCCCACCAGCGGGCGCACCGCTAGTGGCGAGGTCTTCCCCGGGCCGGTTCATTTCCTGCCACTGCGCCTCGCTCACGCCATAGGGGTTGGGCTTGGTAGTGTACTGCGCGGGCCCACTAGCCACCTGCGGCACACCACTCAACGGCGCACCACCCAGCTTGCCTTGGAGAGCTTGCACCAAATTCGGGATGAGCGCATTGAAGCCGTTGCCCATGGCAGTAGGAGGCGTAGGTACTCCAGTTCCCATAAGCCCAGCAAAGGGATTACTCTGTGGGTTTAGCCCCGGCAGATTTAGTCCGCCGAGTAGGCTCAGCAATCCGGCCATGTGTAGTATCCTCTTCTGCAATTCCGAGAGCGCGCCGTACAGCGGGCGATTTCTTCATCTTATCATACTTCGCCGCTGTTGCGCTAGTCTGGTTCGCGGGCTTGTGGCCTTTGCGAGGCCTGCCCGGGCTGGGCCGACGCTTCACCACGCTCTCTAGTTCAGCGGGCATCTTTAGCTCTTTGCGAAGGGCTTCGAGGTTTTCGGGCAGGGGAGCCCGTACAGGGGCTTCAGGTTCTTCAGGTAGGATTTCACCCTCCACTACCTCCGCGCTGTCTGGCGGGGCGGGCTCAGCCGCGTTGGGCCCATTCCAGTCCGCGTGCACTTCCCATACGCTCTTGGCAATCGCTTGCCCCTCACCGCCCGCCTGCCCGAGGTTCAGGGAAGTGATAATCTGCACCGGGATCATGGCCGAGACGCTTTTAGCGCCAGCTTCCGCGAACCCGCCCGGGTCCCGACGAGACGCACTCCACCTGTATTGGTTCATGGCGACTTCGTGCGCCCTCACCTGCGTGCCGGTGAACTCATTGGCCTGCACTAGCTCTTCGGCCAGCCCAAGGGCCTTATCCTCAAACACCTGCGCGCTGGTCTTCCGCGCCTCACCCCACGCCTTGGCCAAATCCGGGTACTTCCCCATCATGTTCGCGAAGACCGCCCAGCTATAACCACCCCGGGCCTCAATCTCCTTCCACTTGTAGCCTTCGATCATGAGCCCGAGGGTCCGCAGAGACCGCTCCATCTGGTGCGGCGTCATCAGGTTGTGTTTGACTGGTATGTTCGCTAGATCGAAGCCCATCAGAGGTTCTCCTTAACCCATTTGGCAAGGATTTCTTCGTTCACCACTTGGCCGGTCAAACCCGCAGCGGCTTTTTTAGGTTCCAGAACCGCACTGGTATCCCGGGTTCGCCCCGATCCTCTGCGGCCCAGTAATCCATTAGGTTTTGTAGAATAATCGCCCGGTCCTCGGTCAGTTCGCTGGATGGGCCCCATTGGCCTTCCAACATCCCATCGCGCACCCATAACAGGTGTTTCATTTTCTTGGTTTTCGGCGGTAGCCAATTCAGTTCGCTCATTGCTATCTCCTGCTAGTTGCCAGTACCATTTTAGTACGGAATTTTCACTCACCAGTTTACTTTTCACCAAACCTTTCTTCGCGCGGTTCACTGTGCTTAAACTAAACCCCTTTGCCTTCATTGTCTGTTCCATTTGTGTTGCCGCAACGGGCCCATTAGCCAACGCTTCGATCAACCAAGCTTCGACGGCATCTTTTTGACCCCCCGTGCGCCCGGGCACCTTCACCCCATCCTCCTGATACTCGCCCGTCCAGCTAAACACCTCGTCAGTGAACTCAAATCCCATCGTTCGGCCATGAGCGGCATAGTTTGTCTTGGAATGTTTCATAATCCGGTCGCCGTTGGGGGCTTGGGTGACGAACAGCGCACTCCTAGAGCCATTCACGAAATCCGCAGAGCCCATAGCCTTGTCGCTATCGCGCCCTTCGCCGCTCTTACGCGCGTGGTGGACGTATATGATGGGGATTTGGTATAATTCGGCAATTTTTTCCAGCCCACCACTAAACCCCCGCACTTCATTAGCTTTATTGATGTCTACATCCGAGCCAATATAGCTCACTACGGGGTCAATAAACACTACACCGAGCGTCATATCGCGTATATAGTAGTCGATTAGTGCCAGACCCGCCGTATCTACTGTAAAAAAGCTCGGCGGGATGAAGACATTATCCATATTCGCACCTGCTTTGCGGAGCCGGGGCTTCAAAACATACCTTGGATCGTCCTCGGCGGACAGCATGAGAACTTTTTCGGGTGGTCGGCGACGATCAGTCCCCGGGAATGGCTCACCTGTAGACACGCGGGAGGCGATGTCTACCACAATATGGCTTTTACCAGCGCCTCCGGGGCCAAAAACCATCGTGGCAGCGGGCCCGGGTATGTACGGATACCAAAGCCACGTCATTTCTTTCTCTTCAATATCTGTCATTGGGATCAAAGGCTTAGGCTTTTTGGTCTCGGACGGCATCTTAGGCTCCTGTGTATGGGGGAATTCTTGGAATTCTTGAGAACCTTAGATGGTTTAAACGCTTTTGTCAAGGCAAGTGGCATTCTTGAACCCCCTAGAGCCCTTGGTGTACAAGGAGAGTTTAAGAATGTCAAAAGAGAGTCTTAGAGAGCCGCTAAGTAGTTGTTTTTGTTGCGTAAATCGCTAAGAAGGCCAGAATGTCAAGAATTTCACGGGGTCTGACCTTCTCTGGTACTGACTGGCATACGGCTAGAGGGAGGGACCGGCGACAACCGGGCCCGACCTTCCCGGAATAGGTGAGGGGTTAGCTTCCTACCACCCTCAGTTGAACCTTTCGGGCAGCGATTTTTGAAAATTTCCCTTCATTTGCGCGCCATGGGGCCCCAAAAGCGCTGGGGCCCGCAGCCGGCCGCCC